CACCTCAAAGCCTGCTGATACCTGAAACTATTAACTTTGAAACTTATTATACGAGGAGGAGTGAGGATGGACAGGAAAATGGAGTGCCCGATTTGCAAGAAGAAAGCAGTGTTTGTAGGTGTCCACGATGACGAGGGCAATTATCACGGACTGATGGGATGCGAATATGAAAACGCTCCATGGAGCGGACTGTCGTATGCCTTACATCACGAGGGATGGGGAGACTGCCCACTATGCACTGATGACGCAGAAAGCACAATGGGCGGGATGCTATTTGATACAGCCGAAGAAGCAATCTCCGCCCTGTCCCCGCCGAACGAGCCGCTGACGCTGGAGGAGCTGCGGGAGATGGACGAGCCTGTATGGGTTGCCTGCAAACCCATCGAGGGCGGGAACGGGTACTGGTGTCTGTGCCAGCATGGGCATATCATCACACCGGCAGGTAGCATTTACGATGTGAAAGAAATCCCGCATTGGGTGTTCTACCGCCGCCCGCCGGAGGGATAGGTGGACGGTAATGTCTAAAAAAACGGTTCGGTTCCCAAGTTTCAACGTATCTCTTTCGGACGCAATCGAGATTGCGAAGTATCACCTGGACGATCCAGATATCGCCATGCAGTCAAAAGTAATGGCCATCGAGAAGGTGGCAGAGATGGAAACACACAACAGCATCACGAAGAATGATCTTGTCGGTGCGCTCCGATGGATTTATGAACACTATGACCTTTTATCGGTTTTGTGAGGTGACGGCAATGTTTACAATTGATGACAGTCTTTGCTTCCCGTGGGAGGGATTTGTCTGCTGCTAAGTAACAACGATTTGAATACCATCCAAGTCGCCTTAGATACTGGGATGGAGACCGTAATGACCCGAACTCTTGGAGATTTCCGCATCACGGTCTCCACATCCAGAGCCCCGCCTGTTTGGCATCCGTTTCTTATGCTTGCCCGTCTGGAGATTTGGGATAGGCACATATATTCTACAAAGTGGTGTGTCAGTGCGGAGGAGGTGCAGCAGTTTGCGGGGAGATAATCAGTCCTTGTGGTATTGTGTACGCCAGCGGGCAGGCCCGCTAGTTAAAGAGTGCAGGGCGCTGCGGCCACGGCTGAGCCGGTACGACTCCCGAGAAGACCGGCGGGACAAGAATGAGATCGTCCGGTCCAAGCACACCGCAGTGTGCAGGACTCAGGTGGATCGGTTGGAGCTGCGGCTGGCGGAGTTTGGCTTTCGGGGCAGCCATTATACGATGACCTGTGACGACTTCCACCTGCCGGACAGATATGATGGGATGCGAAAGATGTTCCGGGCAGCCCGGACGCGGATGCAGCGATGGCACGGCGGGCCATTCGACTGGATCGGCTGCATCGAGGGCAAGCACGGGGACCACCGGCTCCACGTACATTTAGTGCTGCGGGACGAGGACTTCTCCCCGGCAGAGGTGCGGCACCTGTGGACGGCTGGCGACGTGGATGACGAGCCGGTCCTGATGCGGGAGGGCGGCTACCGGCGGCTGGCCAAGTATTTCAACAAGGAGCGGCCGGACGGATTTGTGATACCGCTGGGCAAGCACCCGTGGAGTTGCAGCCGGGGACTGAAGGCACAGATCCCGGAGCCGGAACGGTGGCGGGATGATAGCGGGCTGATTGAGGTTCCAGACAATGTGATTTGGTGCCGGAAGGGTGCCCATGAGAATGACTTCGGGGCGTACTACTACGCCAGCTATATCCTGCCGGACGGGCCGCAGTTTGGAGGACGGTTCTTTATTTAGAATCTGTCGCGCGCGTGCGCGCGATCAATCTTGAAATCTAGTGGAACGATAGGCACACACAAAAGAAAGTGAGGGAAAGCCGTTGCAAAGCACACGGAAATGTGATAGCATTGTCGTAAAGGACGGATGGATAACCTGCCCGGAGTGCGGACGGAACCATCGGCTGCTGCGGATTACTCCGGAGACGGAGGCCCACGGACTGCCAGTATACTGCCGGACATGCCGGCGGGAAATCGTCCTGAATATCGAGAGAGGCCAGAGCGTCAAGCGCCAGAGCCCATGATCTACCTCAGACGGGGATGGATCGTGGCTCTGGCGTTTTTTTGTTTGCCCGGAGGTGATAGCCCGGGCCAGGCGCCTGGGCGTGTCAGATTCGGACACGGAGGGAGATCATGGGCTTTGACTATACCAGCAAGCGCTGGGGGCGCAAGCGTGCGGCCATCCTGCGGCGTGACGATTACCGCTGCGTGTGGTGCCGGCGCTATGGCCGCAACCGCCCGGCGGTGGTGGTCCATCACATCAAGCACGTAGATGAGTATCCGGAGCTGGCCTACGAGGACAGCAACCTCGTGAGCCTGTGCCAGGGGTGTCACAACAAGGCACACCCGGAGAAGGCACGGGCGGCAACGTACGGCCGCAGGTACTGATCCCCCCCACCCAAGGACCCCCAGCCGGGGGGCCTTGGAGACCGGCGGGTGGGACTTTTTCCAATAGAGCCCCCGTATGAGACTTTTCCGGGGAGGAGGCGAGGCCTTTGGGGCGAATTGCAATCACGCGTGAAACCATTAAGGCGCAGACCGTAACGGCCATGAAAAAAATGGGGACTTTTGCGCCGGAATATGAGCCGATAATCGAGATTTACGCCGGACTCCGTGAACAATACAACCGGCTTTCCGCCGAGTATTCGGCCGGAAAAAGCTACCATTACGCGACCCCGACAGCGGACGGCGGCGCCAAAAAGTCCCCTCTCTCCATGACCATTGAGAGCCTGCGCAAGGACATCCTGCTGTATTCGGACCGGCTAATGCTCAACCCCAAGGCCCGAGCCGATGCCGGCAAGGGGAAACCCAAAAAATCCAGACTGGCGGAGGCGCTGAAGGATGGCCCGTAGGAAGGCGGAGCGTTTTCCCAGCTGGGCAACGGTCATGGAGTACGTGGACTCCATCCTGAAGGGTCGGAAGATCGCCTGCCCGGAGTTGGTCCAGGCGTGCAGGCGGTTCAAGCAGGATTTGGAGAATCCTGCCTGGGACTTCAATCCCCGGGATGCGGAGTTTGTGATCCGGATCATCGAAACCACCTTCGTGCATCAGCAGGGGGAGCGCCTGGACGGGACCCCGCTGCGGGGGCAGCCGTTCCTGCTGGAGCCATTCCACAAGTTCATCGTGTACAACCTGCTGGGCTTTTTCCTGGCGGGGACCAAGGAGCGGCGGTACAAGGAGGCCCTGATCTATATCCCCCGGAAAAATATCAAGACGTCTTTTGCTGCGGCGCTGGCCTGGGGCCTGGCGCTGCTGAACCGGCGGAGCGGGTCTAAGGTCTACATCGTGGCGGCGGCCCTGAAGCAGAGCCTGGAGTCTTTCAACTTCATCAACTTCAACCTGGAGCAGATGGGGGAGAAGGACAACTTCCGGGTGATTGACAACAACCAGGAGCACAGCATTCAGGGCGACCTGGGGGACGGCTCCATCTTCATCCAGGCCCTGGCGGCAAACCCGGACCGCCAGGATTCCCTGAACTGCAACGTGGCTATCGCAGACGAAATGCACGCCTACAAGACCCCGAAGCAGTACAACATCATCCGGGAGGCCATGAAGGCCTACACCAACAAGTTGATGATCGGCATCTCTACGGCCGGTGACAATGAGCAGGGCTTCCTGGGGCAGCGGCTGAAATACTGCCGCAAGGTCCTGGACGGGACCATCAGGGATGACCAGTATTTTATCTTCATGTGCTGCGCACCAGAGGGTGTCAAGGATGGAACCGTGGACTTCACGGACCCGAAGATCCTAGAGATGGCCAACCCGGCATACGGCGTCAGCATCCGGCCGGCGGACATCCTCAACGACGCCCTGCAGGCGGTCAACGATCCGCAGCAGCGGAAGGACTTTTTCGCCAAGTCTCTCAACGTCTACACCAATGCCATGCGGGCCTGGTTTGACATTGACGAGTTCCGAAAAAGCGATGCGGGCTACGACTGGACGCTGGAGCAGCTGGCCAAGCTGCCCATTGACTGGTATGGAGGCGCGGACCTCTCCAAGCTCCACGACCTGACGGCGGCGGCCCTGTTCGGCCACTACAAGGATGTGGATATTATCATCACCCACGCATTTTTCCCGGTGGTGGCGGCCCATGTTAAGGCGGATCAGGATCAAATTCCGCTGTTCGGCTGGGCGGATGATGGATGGCTGACGCTGTGCAACTCCCCGACGGTCAATCACGCCGATGTGGTCAACTGGTTCATCGACATGCGGCGGCGGGGCTTCAAAATCCGCCAGGTGGGCCACGACCGGAAATTCTGTCGGGAATACTTCGTGGCGATGAAAAATGCCCGGTTCAAAATCATCGACCAGCCGCAGTATTACTACAAAAAGTCCGAGGGCTTCCGGCATATCGAGGCAGCAGCCAAGAACGGGAATCTCTACTACCTCCACAGCGAGGCCTATGAATACTGCGTGGCCAATGTGACCGCCGTGGAAAAGACGGACGACATGGTCCAATATGACAAGATCCGGCCGGAGCAGCGGATCGACCTGTTTGACGCCTCCGTGTTCGCCTGTATCCGGTACCTGGAGAACATGGAGAAATCCCAGAAGGCAAAGGAGTGGCTTGGAAAGTGAGTAAGAGACGGCGGGCGCGGCCGGCGCCCAGAGAGCGCCCCAAGCAGACCCGGAGCATGGCGTGGCTGTGTGCCCCGGATACATACGACAGCCTTTGCTGCCAGGGCTATGTGAGCCTGGCGGCAAATCCGGAGATCTGCGCCGGTGTTGATACCATCGCCCGGCTGGTGGGGTCCATGACCATCCACCTGATGGAGAACCGGGAGGACGGGGACGTCCGCATCCTCAATGAGCTGAGCCGCAAGATCGACATCGAGCCCAATGCCTACATGACACGAGCGGACTTCGTTCACTGGATTGTGCGGACCATGTACCTGGAGGGAAACGGCAACGCTGTGGTGTGGCCACGTACTCGTGCGGGCATCATCCAGGACCTGCAGCCCATCCCGTCGGCCTTTGTTGCATTTATCCCGGACGGCTGGGGCTACCGGGTAATCGTCAACGGCAAAGAGTATGATCCGGACGACGTGCTCCACTTCATTCTTAATCCGGATCCGTTGTATCCCTGGCTTGGGACGGGGTATCGGATCTCCCTGGCGGACGTGGCCCAGAACTTAAAACAGGCAGCGACCACCCAGAAAGGGTTCATGGAATCCAAGTGGAAACCGTCCCTGATCGTCAAGGTGGATGCTCTGACGGAGGAATTTTCCAGCCCGGAGGGACGCCGGGTACTGCTGGAGAGCTACATTGACACCGCCCGAGCCGGAGAGCCCTGGATGATCCCGGCGGAGCAGTTTGAGGTGGAGCAGGTGAAGCCCCTGACCCTGAGTGATCTGGCCCTGGACGCCATGGTGACGCTGGACAAGCGGACCGTGGCGGCGGTGCTGGGAATCCCGGCTTTCGTGCTGGGCGTGGGAGACTTCAATCGGGACGCCTGGAACAACTTCATCAACACAACGATCATGCCCCTGGCCCGGAACATGGAGCAGGAGCTGACGAAAAAGCTGCTGTATTCGCCCGGCTGGTTTTTCCGGTTCAACTCCTGGAGCCTGTTTTCCTACTCCATCAACGAGCTGGTGAGCGCCGGTGCGGAGATGGTGGACCGGATGGCCCTGCGGCGGAACGAGTGGCGCGGCTGGGTCAACCTGCCGCCGGATCCGGAGATGAACCAGCTGCTGGCCCTGGAGAACTACATCCCTGTAGAAAAACTGGGAGACCAAAATAAACTCAACGGAGGTGAGTGAGACGGAAAGAAGGTTTTCAATCCCCCGGGACGGGCAGTTCCGGACTCGGGCGGAGGACGGCAATCTCTATATTGAGGGATACTTCGCTGTCTACAATTCCCGCTATGACCTGTGGGCTGGTGTCTATGAGACCATCGCACCGGGCGCCTTTGACGGGGAGACGGAAGGCGATATCCGGGCTCTGACCAACCACGACACAACGCTGGTGCTGGGCAGGACCACGGCGGGGACCCTGACCCTGCGGACCGACGAGACGGGACTGTGGGGCTCCATCATCGTCAACCAGGCAGACCAGGACGCGATGAACCTGTACGAGCGGGTCAAGCGGGGTGACGTGTCCCAGTGCTCCTTCGGCTTTGACATCCTGGACCAGGATGTGCAGTATCAGGACGGCGAACCCACGGTGTGGATCATCCGAAAGGTCCGGCTGTACGAGGTAAGCGTGGTGACCTTCCCGGCCTACACGGACACCTCCGTAGAGGTCCGGCGCACTGAGTTCGCCGACCTGAAGAAGCGGCGCAGCGAGGCCTGGAAAGCCAAGACGCTGGCGAGACTGCGAGGCGTCCATGTGGATGCCTGATAGACAACGATTTTTTGGAGCGAAAGGAGAAAAATCATGCTGAAGATCCTGATTCTGAAGCGGCAGCTGGATGCCAAGCGGAGCGAGCTGAAAGCCTTGGAGGAAAAGGACGCAGAGTTCCAGACCAGGGAGGCGGATCTGGAGACAGCCATCGGCGAGGTGGAGCCCGGCAACGCCGAGCAGGAAGCCGCCGTCACCGCTGAGGTGGACGCCTTTGAGGCGGACAAGACTGCCCACGAGACTGCCAAGCAGACCCTGTCTGCGGACATTGAACACCTGGAGACCGAGCTGGCGGACCTGGAGCGCCAGGCCCCGGCTGCCAAGACCCCGGAAAAGCGGGAGAAAGTGAGAGGTGACGTACACATGGAGACCCAGATCAACATTCGTTCCCTGCCCATGGGCCGCCGGGCCTTTGACGCCCTGCCCATGGAGCGGCGGCAGGCCATCGTAGCCCAGCCGGAGGTCCAGGAGTTCCTGAGCAAAATGCGAGGCATGAAGGGCCAGAACCGGGCAGTGACCGGCGCGGAGCTGACCATCCCTGTGGTGTTCCTGGACCTGATTTCCGAGAATATGTACCGGTACAGCAAACTGTTGAACCGTGTGCGGGTCCGCAATGTCCGGGGCGAGGCCCGGCAGACCATTGCCGGCATCGTGCCGGAGGCTGTATGGACGGAGATGTGCGGTGCCATCAATGAGCTGACATTCGTCTTTGGACAGGTGACCCTGGACAGCTACAAGGTGGCCGGATTTATCCCGGTGTGCAACAGTATGCTGGAGGACAGCGACATCGAGCTTGCCAGCTCCATCGTTGAGATGCTCTCTGAGTCCGTCGGCCTGGCGGAGGACAAGGCCATCCTGTATGGCAAAGGCGCCGCCTCCAAAATGCCTCTTGGTATCGTGACCCGCCTGGCCCAGACTTCTCAGCCCAGTGACTATCCCGCCAACGCCCCGGCGTGGGTAGACCTGCACACCACCAACATTCTGAAGATCGGCGGCAGCGGTGTCACCGGGGCGGAGTTTTGGGCGCAGCTGATGGCGGCCACCGGCGCCACCCACACAAAATACAGCCGCGGCAATTTGTTCTGGGCCATGAACTCCAAGACCTATACCACCCTGAAATCCAAGGTGATCACCTTCACCGCTACCGGCGATATCGCCTCCAATATCTTCGGCGTGCTGCCCATCATCACCGGCGACGTGGATATCCTGGAGTTTATGCCGGATGGCGACATCGTGGGCGGCTACGGCGACCTGTACCTGTGGTCCCAGCGATCTGGCATGACCATTGAGCAGAGCCGTGAGGTCCAGTTCATTCAGGACAACACGGTATTCAAGGGCAAGCAGCGGGCGGACGGCCAGCCCATCATTCCCGGTGCCTTCGTGGCCATCAACATCAACAACGTGGAAGTTACGACCACGATGACCTTTGCGGCGGACATTGCCAACGACGCGGCGCTGACGGACCTAGCTATTTCCGGCGTGGCCCTCAATCCTGGGACCTTCGATCCTGATACATTCTCTTACACCGGTACCAGTTCCACTGCCTCCGCCAAAATCGAGGCCACGTCGGCCCAGGCGGGCGCCAAGGTGGCTGTCGCATTTAACGGTGAAAACGTCCGCAACGGCGGCACCGTGAAGCTGACCAACGGTGCGGGAAATGTGGTAACCGTGACGGTGACCCAGGGCAACGCCGTCCGGGTGTATACGGTGACCATCACCGCTACCATCGGCGGCTAAGCCGGCCACGTGTCCGAATCGGACACGTGGCATGACATGAAATTCAGCAAAGCGAAAGGAGACATTGGATATGGGCGAGCAGGCGATCTTGACCGCCTTAAAGGTGGATTTGCAGATCTCATCATCTGCAATGGATACATATCTGGGGCAGCTGGTCACTGCCGCCCGGTCCTATATCTCCGAAGAGGGTATCACGCTTACTGAGAGCGTCGATGACGGGATGCTGGTGGAGATGTATGCGGCGTATCTCTATCGCCGCCGGCGCGAGGAGAACGTGCAGATGCCCCGGATGCTGCGGTGGGCGCTGAATAACCGCCTGTTTTCCCAGAAAGCGAGGGGGACCTGATGGATGACGTGTTGGTCCTGGTGCAACCGCAGCTGGTCCAGAATGACATCGGCGATTTTGCGCCGGCCGGGCCTCCTCTGAAACAGCAGATATTCGGCTCCATCAACTCCGTCAACCGTGCGGAGTGGTACAGCGCCGGCCAGGAAGGCCGAAAGCCTGAGCTGGTCTTTACCACCCCGATCATCAATTACAGCGGTCAGCCGGAGGCGGAGTACCACGGGACGCGATATAGCATTTACCGCACCTATCTCCGCCAGGGGTCCGATGAGATGGAGCTGTATCTGGAGCGAAAGGTGGGGGTGCAAAGTGAACATCAGAGCTGAGGAATTGGTGGATGCCGTTACCGAGGAGCTTGATATATATGCCAGCGAGGTCGCTGATACGGTCAAAAAAACCGTAACCGCCGTGGCAAAGGAAACCGTGAAGGTGGTCAAAGAAAAAAGCCCCTCGGCATCCGGCGCCTATAAGAAGTCATGGGCCCAGAAGAAAACCTATGACAACGCCGGCAGCATCCAGATCACTGTATACAACCGCAAGCACTATCAGCTGACGCACCTGCTGGAGAACGGTCACGCCAAAACGAACGGGGGACGGACACGAGCTTTCCCGCATATCGCCCCTGCGGAAGAATTCGCAGAGCGTGAACTGGAACAAGAGCTTCGGAGGAAATTGGGGGAAGGAAGTCCATGAGCCTGGAGGAAATCAAAAAGCTGCTGGAAACAACCGGCCTTCCGGTGGCTTACCGGGCGTTCCCTGTGGGAAATGCCCCGCCGCTCCCCTTTATTTGCTATCTGTTCTCCAGCACGAACAATTTTAATGCCGATGATGTGGTGTATCAGGTCATCAACCGCATCACCATTGAACTGTACACGGAAAGCAAGGACCCGGAAGCAGAAAACGCGGTAGAGGCTGCTTTGAAGGACCTGTGCTGGGAAAAGTCTGAGGAATACCTGGATGACGAGCAATGCTATGAGATCATATACGAAATTGAGGTGTGACAATGCCTACCAATACTCCTAACAAGGTCAAATACGGCCTCAAAAATGCCCATTACGCGCTCCTTACCATCGGCGAGGACGGAACGGTTACATACGGGAAACCCATCCCCATTCCCGGCTCTGTCAGCCTGACCATGGACGCCCAGGGCAACACATCGACATTCTACGCTGATAACATGGCGTATTTTGTGACCGCTGCGAATGATGGTTACTCCGGCCCTTTCGAGGTCGCGCTGATCCCCGATCAGTTCCGCCAGGATGTGCTCCACGAGACCATGGACGAGGCCGCACAGGTGCTGGTGGAGAATATCAACAACCAGACAAGTCCCTTTGCGCTGCTTTTTGAATTTGACGGCGATAAGAAGGCAATCCGCCATGTGCTGTACAACTGTACATGCACCCGCCCCAGCGTATCGGGCGGCACCACGAACAACACTAAGGAACCCTCCACCGAGACTATGAACCTGACGTCCTCGCCACTGCCCAACGGCAATACAAAGGCCCGGACAACGGTGGACACGCCGGCCGCCCAGTACGCCGGCTGGTATGACGCGGTATGGCAGCCGCTTGGAGAACTGGTGGTGACCAGCGCCGCTGGCGCGACGTCTGGCAAGACAGCTCTGACAGTCGCTCCGGAGCTGACCCGCGGGAACAGCTATAAGTATCAGACTTCCGCCTTTGTGGCGCTCCCCGCCTATGGGCAGGTACTCAGCGAGGGATGGACCGACTGGGACGGCAGCGAGGAGATCACCGCCACCACCGGCCAGCAGATCGCTGTGGTGGAGGTCAATGCCGACAAACAGGCGATGGCCGGCGGCGTTGCCAAAGTCACCGCTAATTCTGGAGGCTGATTATGGAGAAAACGATTGAGATCGACGGCCGCCCGGTGACATTCCGGGCAACTGCCGCAATCCCCCGATTATACAGGCTGCGCTTCCATCGGGATATCATGCAGGACATGGCCTTCATGCGCAAAGAGATTCTCAAGGCTCAGAAGGAGAAAAAGAGCGTCCCTGTGGACATCCTCACGCTCTTTGAGAATGTGGCGTTCCTGATGGCCAAGCACGCGGACCCCAGCCTGGAGGCAAATACTGTGGAAGAATGGCTGGAGACCTTCAGCTCCTTCAGCATCTACACGGTATTCCCTGTGATTTCTGAACTCTGGCTGGAAAATATCCAGACCCTTGTGGAGGCTAAAAAAAAACAAGGCCGATAGACCGGTCGATGACTACTGCCCTGTTCCTGCTGCGGGCAGCACAGATGGGCTTATCCATGTCAGACCTGGACTTGCTCACGATTGGAATGGTCTGGGACATGATGACGGAAGCCGCCAATGACCACTGTACGTACGAGCAGCTCCCGACACAGGACGATTTTGACAGCTTTTAAGGAGGTGTCCCGTTTTGGCAAGCAGAATCAAAGGCATCACCATTGAGATCAACGGCGACACCACAAAACTCAGCCAGGCGCTGCGCGAGACCGACACACAGCTTACTACTGTGCAGAAGAACCTGCGGGATGTGGAGCGGCTTCTAAAACTGGACCCCACCAATACAGAGCTGCTTGCCCAGAAGCAGCGGCTTCTGGCGGAGCAGTCCGCCCTCGCGGCGGATCGGCTGGCGCAGATGGAGGATGCTGCGAATCATCTCGACAGCTCTCTCAGTCAGAGCCAGCTGGATGATTTCAATCTGGAGCTGGATTTGACGCGGGCCCGGGCGTCCCTCGCGGAGCAGGAACTCCGGGATTTTGAGCAGAGGCTGAACGATGTGGATGACTCCGCAGAGGACTCCTCGGACAGTCTGAACGATGTGGGCGATGCCGCAGACGGGATGGACGATGGCTTTTCCCTGGCGGACGGGGTCATTTCCAACTTTGTGGGCGGCGCAATGACCAAGCTGCTGGATATTGCGCTTCAGGCCGCTGAGGCCATCTGGAATCTGGACGAAGCCACGGAGGAGTACCGGGAATCCATGGCCCTGCTGAATACCGCGTTTGAGACCGCGGGATTCACTTCGGACACGGCGAGGCAGGCCTATGAGGGCTTTTACACGATTCTCGGAGATACGGGGCAAGCCACAGAGGCGTCCCAGCTTTTGTCCCAGCTTGCCACAAGCACTCAGGACGTGGCAGAGTGGATCGACATTGCCGCAGGCGTCTATGGCACCTTTGGAGAATCCATCCCAATTGAATCGCTGATTGAAGCGGCCAATGAAACGGCCAAGACCGGACAAGTTACCGGAACCTTGGCGGATGCCCTGAATTGGGTCGGGCTGAGTGAGGACCAAGTCAACGCCCAGTTGGCCGAACTGAACGATGAGACTCTCCGCGCCCGGCTGCTGATGGATCTGCTGTCCAATACATACAAGACCGCCAGCGATTCCTTCTACGAAAACAGCGATGCTATTCTTGAATCCCGGCAGGCTCAACTGGAGATGGACGATACCCTGGCCACGCTGGGGCAGTCTGTTGCGGACCTCAAAACGCAGCTGCTGGAGGCATTTGGCCCCACATTGCAAGACCTGGTGGAAACGCTTTCTGTTGTTTTTGAAGCATTAGGCCCTATCATCCAGGCAATAGCAGAGAACATAGGAGCCAAGCTTGGCCCGGTATTAGAATTCATCGGCATAGTAGCCGAAGCATTAAAAGAACCTCTGGAAGCACTGGGCAATGTAGCGGAATCCATAATAAACGCTTTTTCGAACTCCATGAGGACAGCGGAGCCTATAATGAAGCTGTTCGCCACTGCAATCGGAATCGTTTCCGGTGCTGTTTCAACTCTTCTGAACCTACTGGCGGAATTGATTAATCTGCTGGCAGACGCACAAGCATGGTTTCTTGATCTGCTGGGCCTTGGTGGGAAAGGCGGAGATATTGAGGTCACAACATCCGGTTCCGGGAGCCGTACCATGGCGGACGCTTCGACTTACAGTATCCCCGCATTTGCGTCCGGCGGCGTGATTCCGCCAAACAATCCTTTCCTGGCCGTCCTGGGCGATAACCGGCAGGAGCCGGAGGTGGTTGCTCCCTATTCCACCATCAAGCAGGCCGCCCGGGATGCCATGGCCGAGCGTGGGGGGACTGGGCAGATCACCATTGTGCTGCGGGCAGCCGATGGATTTACGCGGAACCTTGCCTATTCGCTGGATCAGGAGTCCGCCCGGCAAGGCGTGCGCCTGGTCAGCACAAAGGGGGTATGAGCGTGCAGGTTATCATGGATGGTGTATCTTACCGGCTCAATGTGCGCTATGAGACCCTGGGGCGCTCTTTCCGGCTGGAGGAAGGCCAAAACGCCGGAACAATGCTTTCCGGAGACTACACCAGAGACCTCATGGGCACCTATTACGACTATTCCATGGAGGTGGAGCCGGATCCCCGGTTTCCGGCCGACTACGATGCCTTTTACGAGGCAATCTCAGCCCCAGTCTCCAGCCACAGCCTTACCCTGCCGTATGGGCAGAGCACCATCACCTTTGACGCAATGGTTTCCGAAGGTACAGATCTCTATCGGGGGAAAGTGGCCAACCGCACACGTTGGGGAGGCCTGCAGGTACAGTTCACGGCCAAAAAGCCGCAGAGGACGCCTACATGAATCAGATTATTTACAGTAAATGGGTGTTTGAGGATGACGACATCCGCTCCGCGCAAATCTACCGCGCCACGTCCCTGATCGCGGACAGCTTGGAGCCCAACACCTTAAACGCCACAGTCCGGTGCAGTGACAGCAGTATCCTCGAATTCGAGCAAGATACCCGGCTGACTTATGTCCACAGCACAGATCTGCCGGCCTATTTTTACATCCAGGACATCACCCGTACCGGTCCGGACGAGTACGCAATATCCGCGATGTCCGCCATTGGGCGGCTCATCCATGGGGAACAGCACTATGGCGGCATCTACACCGGACAGACCGTGGGACAGGTTATCCCAGAAATCTGCGGCCCGGTGCCCTGCGTCATCAAAACAAATCTGCAAGACGTACAGATATATGGTTGGCTGCCAATCGCATCCCGCCGGGACAATCTGGCGCAGATCCTGTTTGCCGTCGGCGCATGGATCAGGGATGATCTGGATGGAGTCCTCCACATTGAGCGGCTTTGGGACGGGTATACCGCCAATATCACGCAGGCGCAGATCTACCAGGGTCCCAGTATGTCCTACGGGGCAAAGGTCACGCAAGTGGTTGTCACAGAGCACCAGTACGTTCAGGGGGGAGAGGAGGTCACGCTCTTTGAGGGACAGTCCCAGCAGGGCGATATCATCACATTCTCCGAGCCCGCGTACAACCTTCGTGCCTCTGGGTTCAGCATTTTGGAGAGCAATGCCAACTATGCCAAGATCACGGCTGGAAATGGCACACTTATAGGCTCGGCCTATATCCACAATACCCGCCAGGTCTCAGCTGATGTCTCCCAGGCAGCAGAGCCCAATGTGGTGACTGTATCGGACGCCACTCTGGTGTCCCTGGTCAACTCATCCGATGTGGCCCAGCGTCTGGCGCAGTATTACGCCTGCCTGGCTACTTTTGACGGAGACATCCTGCCGGGACAACAGCTGGATGGCAATGTGGTCGGCATCTATGATCCGTTTGACCGACAGATGGTCCAGGCGTGCCTCAAGAGCCTGGACATCAAAATATCCGGAACGCTCAAGGCCACCGTATCTGCACTGGTGGGATTCAAGCCGCCGCAGGTGGATGACTCCCAGACGCTGGATGAGCGCATCGTGCTCACCGGGTCGGGAACTTACCAAATCCCGGCTGGGACTACTTTGATCCGCTATGTTTTGATTAGCGGGGCCCAGGGAGGACATTGCGGACAAAAAGGCGGGGATGTCGGCACGTCGCCGTCCGTATCCTGGACCAATCCTCCACCATTTGAGAACCAGTTACGCGGCTGCGGACTTGCAAATGGCGGCGCGGGCGGAGAAGGTGGCGCACCGGGCGCGGGGGCCAGAATCCTTGAAGGGGCTCTGGATATCTCCGGGATAGACTCTATTGTATACAGCTGCGGCGTTGGTGGCCTGGGAGCCGCCTATAACCCGGATGATTCGGAGGGCGCTCTTGGAAGCGACACAACACTTGGTTCTGCAACTACGGCTGGGGCACAAGCCTCAGAGGCCGGATACACAGATCCCATCACCGGGGAAAAATACGGAGGAATCGGTGACCAGGGAATCCCCGGAGGCAAAGGCGCAGGAAAGGCGGCCACAGTCACAACCATCAACAGTGATACTGTCCAGCTCTTTGACCCAGCTGAAAACGTTACCGATGAGGACGGAAATATCTGGAACGGAGGCTTGACCGAAACTGACCCGGATGATCCAGAACGTGTCGCTATGAAGACGCGAGAGAATGACGGCGCCTACATTTGGTATAGCCGAGGTTTAGGTGCAGGTGCAGCTGCCGGTAAAAATGGTAATGGCCCCGGACCCGATGCATCGGTGTCTGTACGATCTTCATCAATTAAGGCTACTGCTGCATCTGGTGTAAATGGCGCGACACCAACCTTGACGCCCAAAAAGCCTGCCCAGTATGGCAAAGGCGGACGCGGCGGTTATGGCGGCGGTGGCGCCAGCTCAGGAGGGCTTGCCGTTGGCTCCACAGATTCCTCGGATTACACGGTATCAATCACCGCCGGAACCGGGGGAATCGGCGGTAATGGCGGTACTGGTGGCCCTGGCGGGGATGGCTGCATCATCCTATATATCAGCCGCCGCGTCCCGTTGGAGCGTGGGCCTCTGGTAACATCGGACACAAAATGGTTTTTAGACAAGCATGGCAGAAGATTCATTACGTGAGGAGGCACAAATGGCAACAATTGAAGAACTCGCTGCAAAAGTTGCTGAACTCGAACAGCAGATGGCAGCAATCACGGCCCCACCTACCGAGTATTACACCAGTGCATACAGTGGAGAGGAAATTGATGCGGCTGTCAAAAAAGTATCTGAAGGATTGGCGGGCGGTGTGGCCTCCTTCAATGGCCGGACCGGGGCGGTGTTGCCCCAGTCCGGGGACTACAACGCCACACAGATCCCGGTGAGCGGAGAGCCGGAGGCGGAGACCGTTGCGGCGGCTTTGTCCAATAAGGCACCCGCTGGGTTTGGCTTTGGGGATGCGGTGCAGAGCATTGAAACTACCAGCGCGGAAGAATCCTATGAGACATACTGCGCCAAGGTAGACACCGTACTGGACGGGATGCCTAACAAGACCGCAAAACTGGTGCTGGCTTATCCGCCTGCGGTGTACGGCAAAGCGGGTACTACGATATCGCTCTTATATAAGGGTGACGCCAACTATGCAGTGCTATCCAATATCGGCAGTGCAGACGCGGGGCTGTGCGGATGGCGGATGTTCAAGCAACGGTATCCCTCATCGTCGAGTCCAGCAGTGTGGATGCCGTTTGAGTGGGAGCATCCGCCCATGCAGTTGGGCGTCGAGTACCGCACCACTGAGCGGTACAACGGCAAACCTGTTTTTGTGATGGCCGTGAACGGCGGGGCGTTCCCGGACAGCTCGTCAAAGACGATTGACGTCCAAATCCCAGATACCAGTGGACGGGTAAAGATGCTGGATTGCTATGGCGTATTGGACAACGGAACGCAAATTCCAGGGCTTTTTGGAGAATCTGTTTTCGACGCATCAAACTATCTTGGCCTGTTTACACAGAACGGGAATGGGAAGTTCGCAATTTCGGTCGGGTCTGGCCGTACAGTCGGATTAAACTTCACCTTATTCTTGAAATACTGGAAGGAGGGCACATGAAGATCATCAAATACCAGCTGGCGACAGAGATCAATCGTAGACCTCCGGCGAAGTCGGTGATGGAGGCCGTGCTATCTGATAAAAAGAGGCCGGAATGACCGGCCTCTGGGATTTACTTTTCCGTTTCTTTTCGGGTGGATCGCGTATACCATACCTGGACGTAGGCGTGCGGAATATCTTCTGCGTTCAAATAATGCTTTTCATTTTTGATTGTAGTTCTTATCCCACCATTGAATGGTTCTACCCTTTGTAAAGAAATATCATTTGTTCCACTACAAATGACAGAAGATCGGACAACTACATCTACATCTACATCCTCAAGAGAACAATCAATGGTTTTTTGCGATTGATCCGGAAGTGCCCCAATAGCAACCAATATCGTATAAACTGGTCGATTTCCAAAGAACTTTTCTGTTGTGCGATATGGAATGCCTAGAGTCATGGGAGGCGCAAAATATTCTCGCTCACCATCAATAATGCGGTAACCCTCATAAAAACTATCAAAGGCCTTTTGCTTTTGAATGGACTCGTCAATTTGTCCTTGCAATTTGTCCAGTTTTTCATCTAATCCATTGGATGCTTTGTCAACGCCACGCTGAATAGAAGTTTTCACCAGAAAAACTAAGGCCAAGACAATGACGGTGATTGCACCAAAAAATACGGTTAAAAACCAGGTAATAGAGTCTGATAGATGGCTTTCGATTTGCGTGTACAGCTGAGTTAATGTATCAATTTTTAAAGCAAGTTCTTCCAAAGAAATCCCCTCCTCTTCAAAATTGTTATCATTATACCAACTTATCCAATAAAAAGAAAGTGTTTTTGTGGGATTTCTATTTTTGCAGGGTTACTTGGCCTGTTTTTCGGGGAGTAGGGGTTTCCATTGGATGCTTTCTTGCTTTGCGAGGAGAAGAGAGCTGGGGGAGCAAGATGAAAAACATATATCAGTTAACCATTGACCGAAAGGAGAACGACCATGAATGAAACGACTGTAACCACGGTAAAGGCCGCCATCGCGGCGGCGGTGGCTACCATGACGGCCCTGTGGGGCTGGTTCGGGTGGCTGGTGATCGCCTGGGTGCTGCTGATGCTGGCGGACTGGCTGATCGGCAGCGCGGCGGCAGCCAAGGAGGGGCGCTGGTCCAGCGCCAAGATGCGGGAGGGCGCCTGGCACAAGGGCGGGATGATCCTAGTGGTGTGTATTGCCCTGGTGGCGGACTGGCTGATCGGGAGCATCCTGGGGCATATCCCGGCGGTGTCCTTGCCCTTTGATTATTCCGTCCTGCTGGCGCCGCTGGTGATCGTCTGGTACATCATCGGGGAGCTGGGCTCCCTGGCGGAGCACGCCGTCACCTTCGGGGCGCCGGTGCCCTCCTGGCTGTGCAATATTTTGGAAATCGGCAAAAACGCCGTCGACGCCGCCGGGGAGAGCATCGCCGGCGAGAGCGGCGGAGAAGATTCCAAGGACAGCGGGGAATAAAAAGAGCGGCGTCCCTGGGGGAGGGACGCCGCAGTGTGCCCGACATGGAAATAGAGCAAAAACATGTCAATAAGGAGGGGCACACCTGCATCTTACATCATTAGAAACCGGCGGTCAAGCCGGATATTTGAAAGGAGCTTACTTATGACTACCAACGAAATCCTGAACAAGTACACCACTGGCGAAATGACCCTGCCCGAGGCGAATGAGGCGCTGAAGGAAGCGGACAGCGACCTGTACCTGGACCCCAACCGGAATGTGATTACCCCGGAGGAGCTGGCGGAGACCCGTGTGGGCGTGACGCCGGACGAGGCCAACGGCTATGGCCTGATGGACCACGGCGTGGGCTGCATGGAGAAGGTCCATGTGGTGAACGGCAAGACTGTGGATGTCAACATGGGCGAGGAATATGCTCTGGTCTACATCGCCGGCCACAAGTACCAGTTGAAGGGCGACACCCTGGTGGAACCGGAGGGCTAATATGGAGCGGCAGGCGGGACAATCCTGCCTGCCGCTGTCGATAAGGAGGAAATCTATGCAGTTTGCGGCAACCCACCCGCTGAATAAGATCCGGCGGGTGCAGATCTACAACAACATCAAGCGGTACCGGGAGACGGAGCTGGACAAAATCCTGCAGGAGACCGGCGGCAGCTTTGTATTCGGCGGGCCGATCTTCCTCAGCGACCTGTCCGCCTGCTGCCACCTGAAGGGAGACGGCGTGGTGTACGGCGCGCCGGACTACCACGTGTGGGGCATGGCATGGGGGGCCGACGCGCAGGACTATGCCATGGAGTGGCTGCCCTGTGAGGCGGACAACTATGTGGAGTGCGTGGCCCTCGTCGTGGAGGGGGAGCCGCTGGCGGCGCCC